ATCAAAAGCTATCTTCTCATGAAATTAACTCTGTTCTTGACTCTCTAAAACATATGATGTCACGAGATGATTCTCACTTAAGCGGGAAATTCAAGATCTTTAATCAAAGATCCGATTTATACAGGAATGAGTCTTTTGAAAGCGTTTTTCCAGAGTTAGCTGAATGGTACAAAAATATTTAGGATTAAAACATGAATATGGAGTAGTCGATTGTATTGAATTGATACGCGTATTTTATAAAAACGAGCTTAATATAGAATTTTCCCTACCTCCTTACCCTCACTCACGAGCTTGGCTAAAGCATTTTTCTACTGAACACGTAGACAGATGGGCTTCAACATGTGCTCTAAAAGTTAAATTGACAGACGCTGAAAACTATGATGTAATAGCTTTTAAGTCGCTAAATTCAAATTTAGTTATACACTTTGGTTTATTTTTAAAACCGACTCAAATACTGCACATTGAAGAGAGAGGGGTCTCACGTATAGAAACTTTATCTGATTATTGGGTAAAGCGTATATGCGCCATATATCGCCATGAATCAATGGTTTAATAAATATACCGACATCCCTTACAAACTTTTTGGTACAGACCCAACTACAGGTATGGACTGCTTTACTTTATTATGTTATGTTTTTAAAGAAGAGACTAATATACAGATACCCTATACTTCAAGCGACTTTTTAAAAATGGTTGATCATCAATGGTTTACTAAAACTCATGAACAACATTTTTTAAATGGATCAAAAAATGGGGATTGGGTTGAGGTTAGTACACTACAACCTTATGATCTTATTTTAATGTGTTTAGGAGCAACTAATGTTGTAAATCATGTTGCTATGTATGTAGGAAATAATAAAATACTACAAATGATTGAGAATAGAGATAGCGCTATATATGACTATCATAAATATTTTAGACAATATACAATAAAGAAGGTTAGATGGAAAAGTTTAGTAAGTTAAAAGAAGATATGAATAATCATGCTTTAAGAGATTATCCTCTTGAAGCAGTTGGTATTATAACTAAAGATTTCAATTACATCCCTTGTAAAAATATCAGTGATTTACCAAAAGAAACTTTTTACTTAGACCCCGCAGCTTTAGTAAAGCATGATGGTAATATTTGGGGAGTTTTTCACTCTCATCCTGGGCAAGAAAATCCTATTCCAAGTGAGGAAGATAAAGTGGGTGCAGCATTCCAAGAGTATAAATTTTTAGTTGGATTCAACAATAAATTTTACATATACTGGTATGACGATAAATTAGATACTTTAATTTTTGATGATTTTGAGGAGCGTCATTGCTTACAAAAATAAAAATTCATTCTGCTTACAAGAATATATTCTCTCAGTCAGAATATACAGCTGATTTAGCTAGGTATGGAGACTTACCTTTTTATCTTGGTTCTATGCACCCTAAATTCAGAAACTATGCTAACTCTATTCAAACAGGTGATTGTCAGGAAGGTTATTCGTTACTTGATAAAACTTTGACTGTAGTTGAAGAAGAAGATTTATATATAAAAAAAATAAAACAAGATGATGTTTTTTATGTAGTTCCTGCGATTGTGGGCGGGGGTGGAAAACGTACCACTACTCTTTTAGCTGTCGCAGCACTAGGAGTTGCAACAGGTGGGTTTGGTTTTGCAGCTGGGGGAGCCGGGGGTGCTGCCGCAGCAGGTGGGTCTGCTGGAATATTTGGTGGTGGCTTTGCTACCACTTTAGGTGTAAATATAGGACTAGCATTAGTAACCTCTTTGTTTACAAAACGTGAAAAAATTAAAGAAACTGATCAAAATATTAGACAAAATGACATGTTTGGCGGTTTACAGAATACAGTTAACAGTGGTACTCCTATTCCTTTGATTTATGGTATGCATCGTGTAGCTGGACAATTAATAAGTGGTTACTTAGACACAGTTGACCACGGAAAGAGTGATACTATTACAGTCGCTTCAAGGTTTGAGACATGAGAAGGTATTTTACTGAGCACGAAAATGTTAAAGTCCCTGTTATCAAGGGGGCTTTTGGAGGCGGTGGAGGCGGCGGTAGCCCTTCTGAAGAGCCTAATAGTCTTTTTTCAACAGATATTCTATTTCTTTTAACTGCTCTTGGTGAAGGACCTCTATACCGTATTAACCCTAACGGTCCACAAGACATAGAAATTAGTGAAAACTCTATCAATGACTTATTGAACATAGACGGAGATGGTGGAGAAAATACAGACTTTTTCAAAACTTTATCACGCACAGGAACCGTAACTCAATCAGTTCTCAAAAAGTTTGGTCAACAAACTGTAGTTCCTCAACAATTTGCATCACCAGTTACTCTTAAAAAAGGCAATATTGACGGTATTCCGCAAGCTAGAGTATTATTACAAGAAACTAGTGCTAGGGCTTGGGATGAAGTAAATATCATTCTTATGGTTCAAGTTCTTCAGAAACAGGATGATCGAGGAAATGTAAAACCTCATTCTGTAAAAGTAAAGGTTACTTTTTTCGATAGTACTGGGGCTACAGAAATTGGGAGTAAAGAAGTTGAGATAAACGGTAAGACCACTACTCCTTATAAAAGAGTTGTAAACTTTGAGATACCAGAAATTAGTAGATCTGATGATGGGTATAGATTTACTGTTGAAAAAACTTCCAACGAGTCTAATGATTCTAAAGTACAGGCACAAGTTCAAGCAGTTGGTTGGTTTGAAGTTGAAAATACTCCACAAACTTTTCCTCGTACTGGCCTAGTTGGTTATGCTTTAAAAGCTGTAAATGAGCACCAGGGCGGGGTACCTCAGATGAGTTCTTTAGTTAAAGGACTTCTTGTTAAAGTTCCTTCTAATTATAATCAGCCTGTTTTATCTGACGGTCAGATAGACTGGAGAGAATTAGAGTTACCTGAGTCAGGTACTTATGGTTATACAACTAATGGGTATCAGCTACAAATTGCAGGTGTAACTTATCAACAAGTTTCAGGCACAGGAACCACAACAAATCTATTTGGTCTTGGTATTGATGTTACTGTATCTGGGAGTAATCCTTATACTCTCACAATTACTAACAATAATACTGACGGAGATTCTGTTGAAATAGGATTAAATACTACTGGAACAGGTTCTACAACTATTTTAGCTGCAGCTACGGCTTCTAATTTAAGTACTTCTACTAATTATTGCGCAAGAGCAAATCTTCTTCCTAGGTTTGGTTCTGTTGCTCCTCAGATAAATACACTTGGTAGGATCTTTTCAACTACTCGATGGGGGGATAACGGTACTTCAGGTAGATTTGATGGAAGCTTTACAGTAAATCAGACAGGCACTTATAACTATCTTTTTCAATACTACTTACAAAATGCTAGTAGAACTGGTACGGTAGATATTTATGTAAATGGAGCACTCACAAAGTCTGAGTCTTTAACTACTATTAATGTTACAAAAAGCGCGACAGGCACTCTATCTTTAACTGCAGGTGATTTAGTAAGGATTGACTTAACAGCTCCTTCTAGTGGTTGGTCTCAAGGCACCTTTCATCTAGGGGGTAATAGTGTAAATACTAATACAGTAGAAACAACTTCTACAGGACCTACCTCCCCTATAACTATTGCTAATGGAGCTTCACACGTACTTTCTTCTGTGCTATCTTCTACATCTTGGACTGTTCAAGCAGGTGTGTTTAGTGGTTCCAGCTCTCCTACAATTAAAACCCACGCTAATCCTCAATTATATATAGGTACTTGGGACGGAACCTTTGTATACTCTTGGACTCAGAATCCTGTCTGGATCATTTATGATATCCTTACTAATACTTCTTATGGGTTAGGCATACCAGAAGATAATATTGACAAATATAAATTTTATCAAGTTGCACAATATTGTGATGCCTGTGATGCTGTTACGGGTAACTTTATAGGGGTATCTGGTCAAGCAGACGGGTCATTTAGAAATAAACCAAAAAATCAGTTTACATCAGTTAGAGAAACTTTAGTAGGAATTCCTGCAGGGACTAACATCTTAGAAAGACGATTTATCTGCGATACTATCATATCTGACCAACAACCAACTATAGAAGTGCTTAACTCTATTGCTGCCTCTTTTAGAGGTACTATTGTTCATTCATTTGGAAAAATTTCTTTAGCTGTTGACTTACCGGATCAATTGCCTGTCATGGTCTTTAATGAAACTAATATCAAACAAGGAACTTTTCAAGTAAGTGGTGGAAGAGAGAGTGATTTAGTTACAGGGGTAGACATAAGCTATATCGAACCTACTAATCATTATAAAAGAGAAGTAGCTCGTGTAGATGCTCAAGACGCTAATGACGGTAGTGATAGAAGTACCATTGAAAATGTTGTTTCACTTGATTTAGCAGGAGTTACCCGTAGAAGTCAGGCATTACGGTTTGCTCAGTATCAGATTGCTGCTTCAAAATATCTTAGAAGAGTACTCGCTTTTACTACGTCTACTGAAGCCTTAAATTTGTCTCCTGGCGATATCGTCTCTGTCTCTCAGAATTTGACCGGTATTAACTATGGTTTTGGCGGTAAAGTATCAGGAGACTCTTCAACTGACTCTAATAAGTCTAACGTATTATTAGAGCACTTTACTAACCCAAGTATAAGAAGTACAGACTTTACTGCAAATTCTGGACCTTTAGCTCTTAGAGTGATTTCAACTAATGATGATAGAGTAGATTTATATATTTTAAGTAATACTAACTTTGTTTTATCTGCAACCGATAACGTTTCCTTAGGTTTTGATCAAGCAAATGTTACTGTCACTGGCCGATATAATCCTATTACTAAAGCAATAGATTCTTACACTACCTTTACTTCTAATAACGTTCCCAAAAAAGGGGATTTGTGGAGTATTGGTGAGTGGGAAAATCCAGGCAATTTCTATACTAATAAAGCAGGTAAACTATATACAATCTCTAACATTGAAAGAGAAACTGAATCAGAAGAAATCAATTTAATTGCTAAAGAGTATATATCTAATGTTTACACTGATTCTGATAGTTTTATAGATTATACCCCTACAGCATATATTGATATCGAAAGCGGGTTTAGTGCTCCCCCAACTCCAGGCTTTTCTTTAGTATCGAGTCCAAGACGAAGATTAGATGGTTCTGTAGCCTTTGATGTTCTTATAAATAATCAAACTGATCGCCTTGGCTATCAACAAACTTTTAAAACTGAATATTTTGTTGCAGTTCCTGAAGGTACTACTTTAGTAAATAATTCTCACCAAAGTGTTCTTAATTTGACAGTAGATAACGCAAGTTTGCTAACAAATGGCACTACACCTGCTGTGCTTGTAGGTAAAAATGGTTTTCAAAATTTTGCTGGTGAAATAAAACTTTTATGCAATGCTTACTCAAGTATAGATAACGGGGACGGTACGAGTAACGTAAGATTAGTAGTTGAGGGATTAAACGTAGCTCATGATCTAAATTTCGCAAAGCATATACTTGAAGTTAATGATGGTTCTTTTCAAGGACTTAAAGGATTAGATTTTGTTACTGTACCTCTTAAAGAAAAATCAACAATTAATAGTGAAAAAAACTTTATCGGCTTTGCTTCCGATTTAGTTAACTTTTCTGCAAATATTGTTACCTTTGATAAAACTAGTGATACTCTAGATATTGAAAATAGTTTAGCAGGTTCTTCTTTTTTAACAGAGCAATTACCTCCAGCACCTTTTTACATAACTATCAATCAACTACTAGACGCTCGTTTTTATGCAAATAATTCTTTTTATGTAAGCGGTAGTCAAAAAGAAATTAGATTCCAAAATACTATTACCGCTGCAACAGGAACTACACAGTTTATAGATCTACCTGTTAGAGTACGTAATAAAAATTTTATGAGATTTTATGTAGACGGTGTAGAAAAATCTTCTGGTCAGTTTTCTCTCAATAAAAACACTACATTTAGAGATAATGTTGAATATCAGGTACAAAGTGGGGATACTTCTTTTGTTGTTGAAATAGATCATTATACAGTTCCAGCTATAGAAGTGGGTGATAATGTTCAGACTAGTGCTGGAACAACCTTTCCGATCATCAATACTAGTTACGATCCTGCTTCTGCAAGCTATAACGCTGCATTAACTGCTAATT